CCTGTAAAAGTATTTGTAACTAAAAAATTACCTACACCAACATCACCCCAAGCTGATCCAGAGTAACCTTCAAACTTTGAAGTTGTAGTATTAAATCTAAGATCACCAGCTGCTGGAGATCCAGCTCTTTGCGCTGTAGTACCAGTTGGTACATTTAAAGCAGTATCGACTTCTCTTATGGTTTTACTAGCTGGCAGAGTACAAAATACATCTTTGGTTCCAGCTGAAAAATTAACAGCACTATCGCTATTAGAACTGCTTAATATAGTAGTTCTTGATAATGTATCTGGAGAAGCATCAGTAACAGTACCTATACCTACTTCAAACTCTGCTGTGCCTTGACCAGCAATACAATAATAAGTTGTATTTGAATTACCTATACCAGCTACAAAAGTTTCAAAACCAGTAGCAGCACCACCTAAGTTGATGGTGCCTGTACCAGTTGTAGTGGTAGTTTCTTTTACCCTATCGTTTAGGACAAGAGCCATGCTCTCCTCCTACGCTATTCTTATAATAGCTGTGCTTGCTGCTGCTGCAGGAAAAACTATGGTAAAATCACCAGCGGTTGAAGTTTTGTCTCCACCAAAATCTATAGCTGCAACTGATTTATTAGAATCAGTGCTATTATAGATTAAACAACCTCTAGCAGTGATTGTTGCTGTACCGAAAGTTAAATCAGCAAAATCGGTGATAGCTGTTGTGCCGTCTAATGATGGGTCTACTCTTGTTAAAGTTCCGCCTCCAGTACTGTAGTTTGTTCCAGAAGCTTGACCTGTAGTTACAAAAGCAGTAGTGGTTGCACCTAAAGTAGCAGAACTAGTGTATAACGCTAATTTAAAAGTATCACCACCAGAGTTTTTAAAGTTATGAACTCCTTCAAGTAATTCTTTTTTAAAGCTACTAGTTAAAGTTGATGTAATTGCCATTATTTTAACTCCGTTAATATTTTAGCTAATTCCTTATGTCCTTGCTGCTCCAGTAAATTACGCATGGTGCATCTTTCACTGTTGATCGCAGCATTTATATGATAAAGTATTGTGTTGTAAATAGCTACCTTAAAAGCTTCAGCCTGTTGCCTTACTTCTGGGGTAGCATTTTCTGATACACTACATATTCTTTGTGTGCATTGTTTAGCCCACCACTCTGGGGAGTGCCCTTTATTACTTTCTGTTGCTACTTCAATATTACCTAGATTTGATTTTACGTCTACTGTAAACATTAGTACCTCTTTGCTTCTGGAACTTCTATTATAGTTCCTGTTTCTTTAACTTTTTGTAGTTGTAGCTCTTTTTGTAGAGCTTCATACTCACTTACTTTCATAGTTTTAAACCCTTGACCCTGTGAATGACCAACTACTATGGGGTCGTCAAGTCTATGATAACCATATAATTTTTCACGTAGAGGTTTGTCTGTGTCTAATAAACTTGATCTTGGAGCTATTTTTATATCTATACCAACACTAATGCATTTTGAAAGCCAAAACTCAACACATGCCTTTCCTTCTTCTGCAAAGTGTAGATTCCCTTTATAAGTGAAATCAATACCAAATAAATTGATTGCTCTAACTTTTTTATACATCGCATAAGCTATGGCATAGGGGATAGTATTATTAAAATATGCACAATCTGTAGCTTCTACTACTTCAGTCAAAGGATAAAGGACTGCTCCAGGAACTCTATCGTCTAATTCACAGGTGTAAATTGGTCCAGGATGGGTAGGTAGCACTTTTCTCATTATGCCTGTCTGTGTCCCTGCATCGTCCGTATCGAGGAATCTTGATGCTGGATCGAGCATAAACACCCTGTCGACCTCTTTTATAATACCAGCCATGGCATTTATAGCCCATACTTCGTCGTATTTATTGCTATGTATAAGTGATAAATGAAAATCTAATTGACTTTCCCCCATGGCGACTATCGCTATCTCTTTCCCCTCTAACCCTGTATTTTCCATACTATGCTCTTTCTCTTGCTACCTTCCCTGATCTAAATTCATCTGTAACTGCTTCTGCTTCCCCTAAGTTTTTCAAAAGTCCTATAGACTCAGCAAACTTAGATTGAAAAACCGCTATATCGTTATCGTTTTTCAAATACACGGCAGCTTCAACCAAACTACCATATAATAACGCATTAGGAGCATTATCCGAAAGCCATGTTGTGCCGTTTTCTGCCCCTGCTGTTAAAGAAGCTGGTCTATAAAAATAATGTAATTCAAACGTGTAGTTTGAATTAGGTGTGGGGGCGAGAATAAAAGTGTCGTCGCTAAAATCTGCATAATACTTTGGCTGACCTGTAGTAGAACTTGAAGGCGTAAAATCACGGATAAAAGAGACATCTTTCAGTTTTAAAAAACTATAGTTATTGCTGCTGTCCTGCACCGCTAAACTAAAAGAAAATAAAAAATCACTAGGTTTAGTTAGGTAAGTATTACTAGCTGTTCCTGTTCCCGTTACGTTTTTTCTAAAAACATCTAATTGAACTGATTTTAGTATTCTTTCCTCTGCACTTTTAATAAAAGTAGGTAGATTAGTTACAAAACTAGTTTCCGAAGACTCTGAGTAATCTTGTATTGCTGTTTTTAAAGTGGCGTAGGTAAAACTCATAGCGAAAAGTATATCACGAAAGGTCGGATCAAGGTGTGTTTGCTGTGCCTCCCATGCCAGAATGATTAGTACAATAATAATAGAGTGTCGGTGCACCAACTGCAACAGTTATTTGTGTGTATGCTCCAGAGCTTCCAGGAGTACCATTGGTTGTTACGCCAGTTGTGTATTCACTTCCACCGCCATGAGTACCGTCAGCAGTAGTAGAAAATCTTAATGGGTGTCCACCATTAGAAGAATCAGACTGATCAAATCTATAAGTTTCTCCTTCAGATAAAGTTAAAGTTGGGTAAACAACACCGTCTATATAGTATCTATTACCTCCTAGATAAGAAGCAACTGTTACTGTATAGACAGTATCAGAGGTAATAGTAGGACTTCCATCAAGTGCTGTTACCTGTAGACCAGTCACTGTAACACTGGTGGTTAAATTTCCTGTAACTGTAACAGAGCCTAGAGAACTAGATGCTGAAAGTGAACTCAAAGTTTGAGATACACTACTATCATTTTCAACCACACTTAGCGTTCCTACTGAGGAAGCCATTTGAAAACTACTTATAGTCTTACCTATAGGATCGGATGTAGTAACTACTTTACCTAGTCCTACTTCTTTATCATTATCTGGTCTTGGGTCTCTGAGTGCTTCAGGCTCTAAGAAGTTCAGTAATGGTTCAAGCTGTGGGTGTTTAGGTTCAAAACAAGTAGGGCAAGTTTTTAAACCATTCCACTCTTTTTTAAGTTGTGTATATTCATACTCAAAGCCACATCTATCACACATGGCTTTTGCGTACTTGCCACTTGCATACGCCATTATTTTATTCCAGTAATTGAAGCATACTCATAAGTCATTATGTTTATACTTAGAGCTAATTCTTCATCGTTCATATTAAGCTCTCCTCTTTTTCTTTCTGCTACCCTTTTTTGCTGCAGACATTTGTGCTTTAGTTGGTGCGCCTTTAGCACCTTTTTTACGCATTTTTTCCCCACTTCCAGCTTTTATACGTTTGCGTTTAGCATGTATATTAGCCCATAGACCTTTTTTAGCCATTTAATAATTACTCCTATTAGGTGTAAGCATTACAGAAGCCCTATTCCTGTCCTCCTCTGATGCTAATTTAAAATCTTGCTCGTACTGAGCTTTTAGTATTGTTGCTTTCTGTGGGTTTTTCTTTAAAGCTATGTAATAAGCTAACCCACTAGCCATACAAGGTATGAATCTAGAAGGGACTTCTGGATCTTGTGCAGAAGCAGAAGCATCATCTATCCTTTGTATCCTGTAAGAAACAAATTTATATGTTGTTGCACTGTCTGGTGTTGGCCAAACTTTTAATACAGGTGTAATTTGCCTGTCAATAAAAAATTGGGTAGGTCTTCCTGTACTTGCTTTATTAGGAATATTCAAATACTCTGATCTACCTATATTAGTTATTTGTAAATCAGTTTGTGTTCCATTAGAATCTACTTGTCGTATGACTGCAGAAACTATATCTAAATCATAAGAATTTAGAGTGTAACTAGAAGTTCCTGAAATTAAGTCTAAACTTACTTGTTCTATGGTCCAAAGGTTTACACCTCTATTAGACCAATCAGCGAACATTATGTTTAAAGATCTTCTAGCAGTTTCTGCGTCATAACCTGTTTTGACTTCTAGTCCTGCTAACTCATACGCCTCTTCTATAGCATCTGCTATACTGAGGGAAAAAGTTTTAGTTCCAGATGTTGCCATATTTAGCTATATGATTTTATACAATGTAAAACAATCATATATGAATCACCATTACTTGCTCCAGTTGTGGTTAGGTTTATATCACCTGTTTTACCACTACCAGCAGTATTTTGTAATCCACCAAAAGGGCTAAAGTCTAAAACACCATCGGCACTTGGATTGAGCTCCATGCAGAGAGTATCAGTAGTAGCGTCCCACAGTAATCCTATTTTAGTAAAACCTAAAATACTGTAATACACTCTAAATAATTTTACTCCTGTACATGCAGCTCCATCACTTTTCCTAGCTGTAAGTCCACTTACATCTACTTTAGTCACAGCACTCTCACCAGTGCTATCACTAACATTGGTAAGTTGTACTATAAAGTCTTTATCACCATCTAAAATGGTTGTTGAAGTTACGGTATCAGCCATGGTTTACTCCTATTATGCGTCAGCAAATGGAGT